TATTGACATTGTGACCAATTAGTGTTACACTGTACAAATGTTAAATATTACCACACCTTATCCTTACAAAGAATTTAAACGCAAGAGTGTAAACGGTAAACGTTTATACGAGAACCCATATGGCGAGCCAGTGCCTAGTGTAACAACTATACTGGACAAAACAAAGCCATGGGAAAAGCGTCAAGCACTCAACAACTGGAAAAAACGAGTTGGAGAAGCGAAAGCACAACAGATAACAACCGAAGCCGCTGGCGTAGGTACTGTTATGCATGAAATGTTGGAAGCCTGGAGCCTCAATGAGGAATACACAGGCAAAACCTTACTGCAAGCCAAAATGATGGCTGAAACAGTTATTAAAAACATTGAATCTGATGTAAATGAAGTATGGGGTAGTGAAGTTAACTTGTGTTACCCTGGCTTATATGCAGGTACTACTGATTTGGTTGGTATGTATAAAGGACGTCCTACAATCATGGACTTTAAACAAACTAACCGGCCCAAGAAACGTGAATGGATCGACGATTACTTCCTTCAAGCGGCCGCATATGGTATGGCACATAATGAAATGTTTGAGACTAAAATTGAACACGCTGCAATCTTTATGTGTAGTAGAGAATGTGAATGGCAACTATGGGAGGTAGGCCCAGAAGAGTTTAAAGAATGGGAAGAAAAATGGGCACAACGAGTTGCTGAGTTTTATAACCTGTCATAAATACATTATAGAGGAAACAACCCATGGCAGACACACGAATTAGTAAAATTAAAGTAAGGCAAGGCAACTTTGCAGATTTGCCTATGCTTGATCCTGGCGAAGTAGGATACGCAACAGACGACCAGCGTTTGTTTATTGGAAACACAACTATTAATGTAGGTACAGGTAATGGTGCACTTACACAGTTTGTTGTTCCAAACACGTTACCCTATCCAAATGGCGTACTAGCAGTATTTGTTGACGATGTACAAGTAAATGCCGCTGATTATGACATTATAGGAACCACACTAACGTTTGCATCAGCACCAACTGGTGTTATCACTGTAAACTTTAATAGTGAAATCGTGTTAGACCGTCATGAAACATTTCCACGTAGTATTTCCTTATCTGCAAACGGCTCAAATGCCGCAACTGGGTTTAGTATTGATACGTTACAATACAATGTTGTAATAATTGATTACACACTGGAAAGTGCAAACGGTGTACGTGTTGGCCAAATCAGAATGGCAACAGATACTAGTGCAAGTACTAGTGCAATTGATGACAACTATACTGAAACAGCAACAGTGGATATAGTTTTCGGTGCGGATATTAGTGTAGCAAATAAACTTCGGTTGATGTACACTGATAACGCAAATATTATAACAAAATTTAAGTATACATATCAACTTTGGAACAGCAATTAAACCATCGAGCCTGGTATGAATCACCTAGCAAGCGATTGAGCATGTGGCGTGAGTTCAGAAATGGCTTAGATACAAAAAATACCGTTGAGGTGTGCGAAACTGTCATTAAATGGTGGATTAGTGCACCCTTAGTAAATATTGCCATTGATCCTGTCAATAGTGATCAGTGGCCAACACCGTGGGAAATGTTACATCAGGGAGACTTTTGTAACAATAGTTTAGCACTAGGAATGGCATACACTATATACTATGCCAATCCAGATATTGAAAATGAACTAGTTTACATTACTTGTCCTGATACAAGTGTGCAAAAACTTTGTGCATTAATAGACAATAAACACTTGCTTAACTTTGATCATGGCCGTATAAGTACATTACCTGATGAAAAAAAGTGTTTCATCAGTTACCGATCTAAAGTTAAAAACATAGTCAAATAATAATAAAGTGATGACTTTCGAGGAGTCGACACATAGATATAATCGTAAGGACGCAAATAATATGAGCAACATTCAAGTAACAAAAAGAGATGGAAGTAAAGAGGCAATTGACCTCGAAAAGCTACACAAAGTAGTATTTTATGCATGTGAAGGCATTAACGGCGTAAGCCCTAGTCAGGTAGAAATGAAAAGTAATTTACATTTTTACAATGGTATTACTACTGGCGACATCCAAGAGACACTTATTAAAAGTGCCTCAGAGTTAATTGAAGAAGACACACCAAACTATCAATGGGTCGCAGGACGCCTTATTGTATATCATTTACGTAAACAAGTATATGGTAGCTTTGAACCCTGGCATATCTTAAAACTAATTACCCGTAACGTAGATGAAGGATGGTATGATCCAGCATTGCTCACTGATTATACTGAATCGGAATGGGACGAACTTAATAACTATATTAAACACGATCGTGATCAAGACTTTACATATGCCGCCATGGAACAATGGCGTGGCAAGTACCTTGTACAAAACCGTGTAACAGATGTAAAACTAGAAACTCCACAAATGGCATATATGCTAATTGCGGCTACACTATTTGCTTCATACGACAAAGACACAAGATTAAAATGGGTTAAGGATTATTACGATGCTATTAGTAACTTCGATATTAGTTTACCTACTCCTGTTATGGCGGGCGTCCGTACTCCACAGAGACAATTTAGTTCATGCGTTCTTATTGAAACTGGCGATAGCCTTGATAGCATTAACGCAACTACTAGTAGTATTGTCAAGTACGTATCACAAAAAGCAGGTATTGGTGTTGGAGCAGGAAGTATTCGTGCTCTCGGCTCCCCCATACGTAAAGGTGACGCATATCATACCGGGGTCGTTCCTTTCTACAAAATGTTCCAGGCTGCTACCAGATCATGTAGCCAAGGCGGCGTGCGAAACGGAGCAGCAACATTATATTACCCGATTTGGCATCTCGAAGCAGAAGATTTACTAGTTCTTAAAAACAACAAAGGTGTAGAAGACAATCGTGTACGTCATATGGATTATGGTGTGCAGTTTAACAAATTAATGTATGAGCGTCTAATTCAAGGCGGAGATATCACACTGTTTTCACCTAGTGATGTTCCAGGCCTATATGATGCGTTTTTTGCAGATCAAGACGAGTTTAAACGTCTGTATGAAACAGCAGAGCGCAATACTAGACTACGTAAAAAGACTATGAAAGCTATTGACTTGTTTAGCAAGTTTATGGGAGAGCGTAAAGACACTGGTCGTATCTACTTGCAAAATGTTGATCACAGTAATGAACATGGTAGTTTTAAACCACAACATGCACCTATTAAACAAAGTAACTTGTGTTGTGAGATTAATTTGCCAACGAAACCATTGAATGACTTTAATGATCCAGATGGTGAGATTGCACTATGTACACTAAGTGCTGTTAATTGGGGCAATGTACGTAAACCAACTGACTTTATCCGTATTGGTAAACTAGCGGTACGTGGACTTGATGCACTACTCAGTTATCAGAACTATCCAGTAATTGCCGCTGAAATGGCAACCATGGGCAGACGTCCACTGGGTGTAGGTATTATCAACCTTGCATATTGGATGGCACGTAACAATATGACATACAGTAACCCTAATCTAGCACTAATTGATGAATATGCAGAAGCATGGAGTTATAGTTTAATTAAAGCAAGTGCTGACTTAGCACAAGATCAAGGTGCATGTTTGTGGAACGACCAAACAAAATACAGTGATGGTATCCTACCTATTGACACATACAAGAAAGATGTAGATGAACTAGTAGCACATCAAGAACGTATGCCATGGGCAGAGCTAAGAACACAGTTAGCATCAACAGGTATACGTAACAGTACACTAATGGCTCTTATGCCTGCTGAAACATCAGCACAGATTTCAAATGCTACAAACGGTATTGAACCACCACGTAGTTTAGTAAGTGTTAAGCAAAGTAAACATGGTGTATTAAAACAAGTTGTGCCTGGTATCCATCATCTTAAAAACAAGTATGAACTGTTGTGGGATCAAGAATCTCCAGAGGGATACTTACAAATTATGGCAGTGCTACAAAAATATATCGATCAAGGAATTAGTGTTAATACAAGTTATAATCCACAGCACTTTCCAGATGAAAAGATTCCAATGAGTAGCATGTTACAGCACTTAATGATGTTCTATAAGTATGGCGGTAAGCAGTTGTATTACTTCAACACTTATGACGGTGCTGGTGAAATAGATATTGACAAACTAGAACAATCAAGTATAGTGGATAAAAGTCAGGACGACTTTGAAACACAAGAAGAATATGACGACTACTGCGAAAGCTGTGTAATTTAAAGAGAGAGATAATATGAGTGTTTTTAATATAAAAAATAGAAGTGACCATACAAAAAACTTGGCATTCCTTGACCCGTCAGGTGGTGTAACTATTCAACGATATGATACAATGAAGTATCCTAGCTTTGATAAGTTTACTGACAAGCAATTAGGATTCTTTTGGCGTCCTGAAGAAGTTGATACTTATCGTGATGGTAAAGACTTCAAACAGTTGACTGATCACGAACAACACATCTTTACAAGTAATCTTAAAAGACAAATCTTGTTGGACAGTGTACAGGGTCGTGCACCTGCTGAAAGTTTTGGCAGTATTGTAAGTTTGCCAGAACTAGAAAACTGGATTATTACTTGGACATTTAGTGAAACAATTCACAGCCGCAGTTACACACATATTATTCGTAATGTGTATAATGATCCCAGCATTATTTTTGACGAGCTAATGGACATTCCAGAGATTATAGATTGTGCTGGAGATATTTCCAAGTACTATGATGACTTGATTGAAAACGCTAGTTATTACAATCTATTGGGCGAAGGTACACATACAGTAAACGGCAAGAAAGTTGTAGTTGATATGTATGAACTTAAAAAGAAACTATGGCTTGCACTAATGAGTGTAAACATTTTGGAAGGTGTTCGCTTCTATGTATCATTTGCATGTAGTTGGGCATTTGCTGAACTTAAAAAGATGGAAGGCAATGCTAAGATTATTAAGTTTATTGCTCGTGATGAAAACCTACATTTAGGATCAACACAGCTATTACTTAAAACACTGAAAAAAGATGATCCAGCATTTGAACGAATTGCTCGTGAAACAGAAGCCGAATGTATTCAAATGTTTGTTGATGCGGTAGATCAAGAAAAAGCATGGGCTGAGTATTTGTTTAAAGATGGTAGTATGCTTGGCTTAAACAAAGAACTACTAAGTCAGTATATTGAGCACATTGCAATGAAACGCATGAACAATGCAGGGCTACCAAAAATTTATAACCAAACAAGTAACCCATTACCATGGACACAAAAATGGATTGCAGGAGGCGATGTACAAGTTGCACCGCAGGAAACAGAGATTACCAGTTACATTAATGGTGGTACAAAACAAGATGTAAACGAAGATACGTTTAAAGGATTTAGTTTATAATGATCACAGTATATAGTAAAAATTTATGCGGCTATTGCGATATGGCCAAGGATTACCTCAAAAAGAACGGATTTGAGTTTGAGGAAATTAATGTAGAATCGAATCCAGATGCACGTGAGTTTCTAATTACAGAAGGTCATAGAACAATGCCACAGATTTATCATGATGGCAAATTATTAGTAGAAGGCGGAGGTATGGCGTTAGTAAGATTACAACCCCAAACTGTACGTGAACTCATAGGAGAAGTAGACTTAAATGTTAGTAATTTCAAACTTTAAAAAAGGTGACATTATGACTATTAAATGTAGTACTGGCGAAGAAGTCGTTACTAGATTTGATTCAGATAATGATAACGAACTAAAAGTAGTTAAACCAACAGTACTTACGATTAATCCAAATGATGGCAAAGCAATGCTCATTCCTTGGCTTATGAGTATTGATACAAAAACAAATGAACCAGTTATTGTTTCTAAAACACAAGTACTGGCTATTACAAAAACTGAGAAGAGCTTGGCTGACGGATATATACAAAGCACTACTGGTATCCAATTGGCACTTTAGTTGCAATAAATACGTGTATGAACTTTGTACACAGAAATAATGACAAGAGACTATGTGGAGCATCAACTAGAGCCACAGTCAATAATGTTAGAGTAAACAATCAATTTATTAGTACAGAGGGCGACCCCAACACACATGGAGGGGGCGCTCTTCAAGCCACTGCAACTAGTGGTAGAACTCGTGCTGGCGGCAAACCTATTATCATTTTAAATGATCCTGCATCACGTGATAGTTATTGCGGACGACCAGGTTATGGTCCTGAACACTGTGGACCATCAGCAACAAGTGCAAGCGGCGATGTAAGAGCCGGAGGGTAACATGGTAGACTTTACTGATTTTAAAAATGGATTACAAGATGCTAATGAGTATCTAGATACTAAACACCATCTTAGTGGCACATCAGCACTGGGCAATAGTAATCTACGAGCAGTAGCACAAGCAGAATATAGTTTTACACTACGTGAATTACTATGTGGTGTGCTAGGCGGCAATGGAATAAAACTTCCAAACATTCAAATATGTATGAGTGCAAATATCAATGCACTACTTGGCATCCCAAATTTACAAGCTGAACTTTTCGATGCACTAACACAACTAGATGGTGCAATGAACGACTTTATGGATCACACCAAGTTAGACAGTGTACTTGGACGTCTTAATGGTGTATTAGCAGAAGCACAAAACGTTGCTAACATGATTAATTTTTGTAGTGCACCTGTTGATCCTATTGCTATTCCAAATATGTTGGAACGAGCAATGGGTAGTTTTCTTGGTGCTGGTAAAAACTTAATTGACCAAGTTGGCAGTATTGTGCCTGGTCAAGTGTGTGCTTGTATAGGCACAGGTGGATTTAATGGTAATGTATTTAATGGCGGCATCTTAGGCAACATTGCTAATAACATTGATAACATCAACGCAGGATCGCTTGGTCAGAGCGTCTTAGACAGTATCAGACAAGATATTCAAGGTGTTAGTGAAGGCATATCAAATTTAATTAATTTTGAGAATAACATTAATGGATCATATAGTTTAGGCGGAAGCCAGTTTGCTACACCTGATCCAAGTTGTAATAGTGGCGTTGGTGTTATGCATAACCCGCAAAACGGCAGTATTGCTGCTAATGCAAGATTAGCATCAAGTATGAAAGGTTTATATGATAAACTTGCTGGATATCCAGTTACATATAGACCAGGAACTTCTCTTGGTGGATCAACCGGCAGTGTACCAATTAGTGCAAGTAACCTCGATGCAGATAGTTCACAACCAATTGAATATGAAAATATATTTAAACTACTGTTTGACGATGACTTCTTAACGTTATTAGATCAAGCAGATGACCCACAAAGTAATGTAGATAATCAGATACCAGTATACGATTATTGTGGTACAATTATTGGTTATACCACAAATGTAGTACAACGAGAAGCACAACAAAGTGCAGGCAGTGATCCAACAATACCCAATAGCCCAGGCTACTTGGCAGGTGGATTAAACACTAGTGACGGTAACAATGCAACTAATTCAGAAACAGTAGCACAAGGTAGTATTACTGTTAACCAAGGAAGTGGTGCAAATGTCTATTTGGTCAATAGTGAACAAGCACAGTTAGCATTACAGACAAATACAAATGACTTGGTTGTAAGAACAGATATCTTAACTATATTTACACGTTTAGATACCAGTGTATACAATCTTGGTACTATGCTAGATTACCAACAGAGTAGTGTAACATTTACTGCATTTGGTAAAAATGTAAACGAATTAACTGGTGCTGGATTTGTAGCAAAAGACGGTACTGTGGCAGTTGCAAGAAGTATACAAGGCACAGCTAACCAAATAACAGTGTTCAATGGAAATGGTGCTGGTGGCAATCCAATTATTGGAATTGCAGATAACCCGCAACTGCCTGGACAAGGAAGTGTTCGTGTTCCAAATGGTAACGGTTCTGAAAGATCTAATTTACCTCAAGGAGGTATGGTACGTTATAATAATGACTCACATGAAATAGAAGTATACTATGCTGACATAGGAATGTGGAGAGACATTGCAACGATTAATGATGTTACAGTGCAAACTGGCGTCAATATCAATATTGGGTCTGGTGCAGAAGTTTACAAACAAAAGAACACCAATAACGAGCAAGAGTTTAGAAAATTAAATGCCAGTGGCGGTGTAACAGTTACACAAAATGCTGATGATATTACTATTGGTGATGTAATTACAATGAGTAATCAAGCAACTGGTGCACAAGTGTTTAAACAACGAACCGCCAATGACTTTGAATTACGTACACTAAAATCAAGTGGTGGTGGAGTAACAATAACACAAGACACAAACGACATTGATTTAAACATACCAGGTGTTGCTAGATCAACATTAACAACTACTAATAATTCGTCCACTCCAGTTACATTCAACGGATCAGAATTATCTCCAGACACAAATAAATCCTGGTTCTTTAAAATATATGTACTAGCAGGTCGTGGCACAACTAAGCGAGCCTGGCAACTTCAGGGAGTGGTACAAAACGATAGTATTACTGACGATTTTGTTGGTGATGTAAGACGTATTGATTATCAACGTAATACTGGCGAAGCATTTATAACACCTTGGAACTCAGGTTCTGGATATCCTGTTGCAACACAAGTAGAACACGATTTGATTATCTATGAATCAAACACAATTATTTCTAGTGGAAGTACTAGTAGCTACACTTCACCAGACAGCAATGGAGATTGGACTGTAACAGACGCTGGCTGGAATGCCAGTGTAATTATTAATAGTAATGCTATGTCTATTAGAGTACGTGGTGATTCACTTGCTGTAGACTGGAGTATTAAACTAGAATATGTTGAATTATAAATAAATGTAAGAAAACACTTGACAAGTGAGTCGTTTTGCCGTATATTATACAAAGTAATAGGTTATGGTAAGACGTCATGGCAAAAAACACTGTAACTTAACGATAGGCAAACGAAAGGCAAAAAATTATGAGATCAAAAGACACTGGCAATGGCCGTAAAATTATGGCAAAAGTAGAAGTACCCTTAGGGGTGGATGACATTACATTATACGCATTAAGATATCTTGCTGAGATTGGCGACAACGATCCACGAGAAACAATATTATCCAGTAACAAGCGTGAAATATTTGGATATGCAAAACGTGCAATATTTTTGCATGGAGCAAATGAACCCAAAAATTATGTTACACAAAAACTTAATGGACAAGTAAAAGTAATACGAAAAATTGTAGATTATAAATTTCCGGAATGTGATTAATGAGTAATGTAATAGACTTTGTAGTTGAGAAAGCTGTACGTCAACGAGGTATATCTAGAGAACTTGCAAAGCAAATGATAGCTGACGGATTCGATCCGCTTGACCCTAGTGATATAGGCGAACACGGAGACTGGTTTAGCGTCTCTGGTGAACTTGAAATAGAGCATACTTGGACACAGGATGCACTTGATAAGCTATTAAAAGATCTTAAAGATCTTACTGACTAAATACCTATAAAGTAGAAATGGAATAGCTAGAATGGGCGATACGCTTGTTTTAAATGCAGATGCACAGCCTGTTAGTTTCTTACCATTAAGTGTGGTACAATGGAAAGAAGCAGTAATGTATATGTACCACGATAAATGCACAGTACTCGACTGGTATGATGATTGGGTTGTCCGATCTCCTAGTTGGGAAACAAGAGTGCCAGCAGTTATTATGCTGAAAGATTTTATGCACAAAACACGTAGACCCCGATTTAGCAAAAACAATTTGTATTTGCGAGATTTATATGAGTGTGGCTACTGTGGTGAAAGACATCTGAAAAGTGAACTTACAATGGACCATGTCACGCCTGTATCAAAAGGCGGCAGGACATCCTGGACCAATTGTATTACAGCATGTAAATCCTGTAACTGGAGTAAAAGTGATAAAGTAGGACCAAATTGGCGCCCACTATATAAACCTTACCAACCAGGATATTACGAACTTGTACGTAAACGTAAGCAATTAGATTTTGCAGTGCGACATCCAAGCTGGTATCAGTGGCTTGATTTACAAAATACTTAAAAACTTCTTGACAACTTATAACATTTATGTTAGTATGGTGAAGTTGTGTGACTGTTCACACACCGGGAGACATAACCCGTAAAACCTAAAAGGAGATAAAACTATGGATATTCTTAAAAAGATTAAAGGATGGGCTGCTGGCCTAACAGATGTAGGTCTTTCAATTGTAGCATTATTGCTAGTTGTTGAACTACTAGGATTGGGAGCAATTCCGTTCTTCCCAGAAACAAGTGTAGTAGCAAACGTATCGGCGATGCTAGGCACACTAAGCGCAGAAGGCCTAATGGGCTTGATTGCTATCTGGGTACTATATGCTATTTGGAATAGAAAATAGGCAGGCTTTAATTTAAAAAAAATTATAACCTATTGAAAACGCAGGAAACCTTTTCTGCGTTTTTGCTTGACACCAAGACGTATTGGTGCTATATTGTATGTATAAGTTAAACAAAAGGAACTATACATGTCAAATTATGCAACATTAACAGAATCAATTAACACTGCAACTTTCGATTCAGACAACTGGAATGCTGATGGTAGCATTAACTGGAGTTTTGTTGATGCAGATGCATATGCTGATTGTTTTGATATGTATAAAAACACTGAAGCATTTTACAATGACTTTAATGAAATCGTAAACAGTATAATTGCTGAAATGCGTGAAGAAGCAGACGCAGAAGCACGTTTTGAAATAGCAACTTCTTAATAGGAGAATAGGTACTATGCATACTAAAAAAGAATATGTATTCGACAATGAATCAGATGCACAAACATTTGCAGATGAAAGACGTGTACCATATGATCCAAGTGCAGACGTATATGTAGGTGGACCATTTTATCGTGACGGTGTTCCAAAGTATGACTTTCAAGAACAAGAAGAACCTTATTGGGCTGTTACTGTAGAAATTTACAAATAAAGGCTTGACACCAAGACGTATTGGTGTTAAAATAGCAGTATAAGTTAACAAAACAGGAGTCAATTATGCAAGTAGCAGTTATCCACAAAGCGTTCGAAGATACCCCACGTACAGTAGCATTTGTTACGGTTCCTGATGGAACAGTTCATGAAGAAGCATTAGAGTATGCATACCGTTGGACTAACAATGTAATGGGTTCGTGGTCAATTAAAGAAGAAACTTTCTCAAACGGAGAAGCAAACGGCGACTTTAATGAAAATGTTACACGTATGGCACCACTACATGAAGGTGGTATGGGATTACGTTCAACATCAATGGGCGACCAGATGCTTGTTGGCAATAAGAAATATGAAGTCGCAATGTGCGGCTTTGAAGAGGTAGCTTAATGCTTAGAATTTTTAACAGTGCATACTATACAGATACTGGTGCAGAACGTCTAATACCTTTAGAAGAAGCCAGTATTATAGAACAAAAAATAGATGCAAGGGGCCGTCCTTTTATATTCTTTGAGCATAAAGATTATCCATTGGGTGGTCTTCGTGCTTGGTATGACGGCACTTATTGGCAATGTGATTTGGATTAGGAGTAAACGATGAGTAATATAGATGAACAGTTACCAATAGATATTGTTAATGAGCTTGGAGAAAACGTTACGTATGACCAAACACATGGTTATCCATATGATCGTGGTGGTGCTGACAGTTACTATGGACGAGAGTTTGATCCACATTACTGGCCAGAAGGAACTGGAGTGGGGGTACGTGTTGAAATGAAAGACATGACTCCACTAGATATTACTGCTTATACTAAAGGCTATAATGATAATGAAGATGCCGGTATGTTTAAAGAGTGGTAATTTATTACTTGACAAATGTAGTTATAATCTATATATTGTTGAGTAAGGAGTGTTTATTATGGCTACGTTTGAAATTGAAACAATTGAATACAACAAACATGGAAGTGTTAAAAAAGAGTGTGAACTATTTGGTAGTAAAAAAGAAGCTATCAATCACATGAGAAAGAAAATTAAAGATCGTCACGGCTTACTACAACGAGGTGAGATTAAAGACGGCGAAGTTAAACTTTTAGATGAACGAGGAACTGTTCGACAGGAAATTAAATTCGGACAGTTACTTTAACCTTAAGAGGCAAGCAGAATGAAAAAACTTATCATGGCAGCTATGTTGTTTTTTGCGGCTACTCCAGCACCAGCATTAGCAACAGACTTTGATCTAATTGACGAATTTCCTGAAGTGCATTGTTTGGCACTTAATGTTTACTACGAGGCACGTGGTAGTAACCTAGCAGATAAAGCAGGAGTGGCAGATGTAGTAATTAATCGTGTAAATGACTCACGTTATCCAGACACAGTTTGTGGTGTAGTCAAGCAAGGTTTACAAGATGCTAACGGAAACATGCGTCGAAACAAGTGTCAGTTCAGTTGGTATTGTGACGGAAAACATGACAGGCCACAGGATGAAGATCGTTGGGCAGAAGCACAAATGATTGCTTGGAACATGTATGAGTTTTATAAGTTTAGAGGTATTACAGAAGGTGCCACACATTATCATGCTACATATGTAGAACCGCAGTGGGCATCATCATTACAGTTGGTAGGACGTATTGGTGCGCATATCTTTTATCGTTGGGAGTAAGAATGTATAAATATATGTATGAAAATAAACGAAGTTATATCAATACCACTTGATGAGGGTCCAAATGACCCTCATATTTTTAAAGCGGTGTTTATGGCCGGTGGACCAGGATCTGGAAAGTCTTATGTGGCTAGAAAGATGCTTGCCGCTACTGGCCTTAAACCTGTCAATAGTGATGAGATTTATGAATACCTAGCAAATAAAAAAGAATTGGATCTTGGAGATCCAGCGGTTGTTGGTAGTCCAGATGGACAAGCAGTACGTAACAGAGCTAAAGATCTTACAAACAAAAGACTTACTGGTTATCTGCACGGAAGACTAGGTGTTATTATTGATGGTACAGGTAAAGATGTTGCTAAAGTAAAAAAAGATAGCGACAGATTAAAGTCATTGGGATACGAAACAATGATGATTATGGTAAACACAAGTCAAGAAGTAGCACAAGAACGCAATAAGCAACGTGCTAGAAGTATTCCAGCTGAAATGGTTTCCAATATGTGGAAGCAAGTTCAAGATAACTTAATGCAATTTCAGCAAGTTTTTGGTGCAGCAAACTTCCACGTAGTTGATAACAGTGGGGGTCAAGAAAACCCAGACCGTGAGCAAAACTTTAATCAAGTATTCACAAATGTACAAAAGTTTTTAAATAGTCCACCACGTTCAAGAACAGCTCAAGCGTGGCTGGCCAGTATGAAACCAGGCCAGGACAAGTAATATGTACGAATACAAGTGTATAACAATACGGGTTATTGATGGCAGTACAATCGATGCCGAAGTAGATTTAGGATTTAATGTATTAGTACGTCAACGTATTAAATTACATGGTGTAAATGCTCCTGATGTCAGAAGTGCTGACCCAGCCGTAAAAATAAAAGCGCAACAAGCAAGAACAAGACTTAGTGAGCTTATAGGAAAAGAGTTCTATTGCAATACAATAATGAACAAACGTGGCAAGGCAGGCAGAACACTTGGGCATGTATATGTTATAGACACAAATGAAAATCGTATCGATATAAATCAAACACTTATTAGTGAAGGCCTCGCCGCACGATACGGAGATTAAAACTATGCTATTTGGAATTTTAACATTATTGGTAGCTCTCACCATCAGTGGTGTCGCTATATATTATTCAGTTGCAGGATTGGTAGCAATCTTTGCCGCCGCCGCTATACCTATTATAATTATGGGTGGTGCACTGGAAATAGGTAAATTGGTAGCGGCTGTTTGGTTACACCGTTATTGGGATAAAGCACGTTGGTGGTTAAGATTATATCTAGCTGTTGCAGTACTTGTACTCATGTTTATTACAAGCATGGGCATCTTTGGTTTCCTATCAAAAGCACACATTGAACAAACTAGTGCGGCAACTGAGCAAGTTGCTACAATACAAAGATACAATGATGAGATTGGCAGAGAGCAAGAAATTATTGCCAGAGCAGAACAACGTATTGCTAAAGCAGAAACTGATGCAACTGCTGAAGATGTCGGTATACAAGAAAAAATAGACAAAGAACAACAGCGTATTGATAGTGCATACACAAGACGCCAGCCTAGTATACTTGAACAATTAGATATCATTGAAGCACAGGAACTTGCACTTGATGAAAGAGTTGCAGTATTTGAAGATGAGATTACTAGTTTAGATACAGAAATAAGCAGACTAAATGGTCTAGTTTCTGAATACAGAACTGAACTTTCTAATACAAGTGTTGCTAGTGTTGAAGAACAAATACAACCTTATCGTGATCAAATAACACAACTTGATTCTGACATTGCTAGATTGGATGAACAAGCAGCATCATATGAAGTTCGCATTAGTGATCTAGTACCAGATTACAGTGCAGTTGATACACTTAAAGATCAGATTACTGCAATTGAACAAAGTATAGTTGTAACTACAAATAAATTACAAAGTACAGAACGAGCTAAAGTCAAAGAAGGACAAGCTGTAATAGGTGTTACTAGTGATGGATTATTTGGTAGTAATACAACTCGTGCATTAAATGCTTGGGTAACAGCACAACAAGCTCGTATTGCAGACTTACAGTCACAAGAAACAGAACTAAGAGCACAAGCACAATTAGTTATTAGTACTGAGCGAACTCGTTTAACTGGACTAGTTACTGGATTACGTGGAACACAAACTGAAAGTGTACAACAACGTAAGCAAGGGTTATTAGACACAATTGACACAATACGAACAGATGCGGCTAGTAATTTACAAACTGCACGTAGTAATATACAAACAAAGATAGATTTAGTACTGGATACAGATATACCTGCTGTTAGAGATCAACGCAAACTAGCACAAGAAAGTATCACACAGTTACGTAATTCACCAGATCGTAAAATTGAAAATGCACAAGCAGAAATGGCTAGACTACGTGAACTGGCAGAAGCAGAAATCGCACAGTCACAAAGTGTTATTGAACGTCTAAGAAACGAAATACAAATAGGCGATGATGTAGATTTAGACGTATTAACTGACGCACAGTTAGCTAGAATTAAAACAGCAAACGATAATATTGATCGTATTACCAATCAAAAGTTTGCACTACAAGCAGAAGCTAGAAAACTAGAAGCAGAAGTAGGACCTGTTAAGTATTTGGCAGAGTTTATATATGAAGATGCAGACCGTACAACACTAGAAGATGCTGTACGTTGGGTAATACTTATTATTATATTTGTATTTGATCCACTGGCAGTTGCATTACTTATTGCGGCACAGTATATATTTGAATGGCGAAGGGAAGAACGAAATGGTAGAACTACTAAACCTACAAATCGCAGTGTACAAGATGACAATGTGGAACCTAATGAACGAAATGGAAAAGCCAATGATGAGGCAAGTGTTCCAAAACGGAGCACAGTGGAGACAGTTAAAGAACCAGTTCTTGACAGTGCATCAGACGAATTGGCCACTCTCTTAGAAAAAGCAGAACCCGAAGTACTAGAGCAAGTAGCAAAAGAACTAGAGGGTTGGGAAAAAACTGCCGCAGGGTCAAGTGGCATGCCAAATCCAGGCAAAAATAAACTTGACAAAATAGAATATAACCCGTATACTGATACAAGACCAACTAAAGAACTAAACAAAGAGGAACAAACTATTCGTGATACAGCATGGCCAGAAGGTTATGATGGGAAACTTGTTCCACCTAAACCGTTTAAAGAGGATTAAGTATACCCTATGAGGGAAAACAGTATATACCATATCACCCCACCTGATATGAAATTATTAGATGCGGGACCAATTATTACAGTACTAACACATGATAACCAATTTTTAGATGACATTGAAAGACTACATGAAAATATGTATAAAAGTGTACCTGTGGTTATATATCACGCTAACGGCCCCATCAATGATAACAACATTGCTTGGATGGTAAGTGTTATGCGACTTAGCGATAACGTTTTTGTCGATCTAGACACAGTTACACAAACAGAACTAGTTGCAAGTTTAATGAACGAATCTAACGTGACTTACTTCAGCTACAAAAACCGCCAGCCTGACATATTGAAACTATTCAATACTAGGGAAGGATATACAGTATACGAAAATACTGATCAGTTTTTCATGATGGCACAACATGAATATTCAAATAGGAGGAATAATGATTACTAATCAATATGCAGGAACATATGAGAAAGTTTAACAAACCAGAACCACGAACCCCCATTAACGCTCAGATACGTTATAACGAACTGAGAGTAGTTGACGAAAAAGGTCAACTGGGTGTAATGCACAAAAATCAAGCAATTAAAATTGCCGAGAGTAGAGGATTAGATTTAGTAGTAATAACTGAATCTGCAAGACCTCCTGTCGCTAAGATTTTAGATGCGAATAAATATCTCTATGAACAAAAGCGGCGTGAAAAAGAACAAGCTAGAAAGCAACGTGAAAGCCGCATTGAGATCAAAGAGATCCAATTCAGACCTGGTATTGGTGATCATGACTTCGATACAAAATTAAAAAACATTGAAAAGTTTCTTTCAAAGGGAAACAAAGTTAAACTTATGGTACGTTTCAAAGGTCGGGAAAATGCCAATAAGCACTTGGGCTTTGATATACTTAATCGTGTAGCAGAGACACTTGAGGAAGTAGAATGGGATGCAAAGCCTAGCTTAAACGGAAACCGACTTATAGGGATATTGAAACGAGGTAAAAATGGATAGACGACAAAAAAGATTTAATAATAATAATAAATTTGAGGCTAAAGGCCTACACGTAGAAGTACACAACAATGATGTTAGTCGTGCACTGCGTAAACTAAAGAAAATGGTTAACAACGATGGCTTACTTAAAGAGCTACGTGATCGTGAATACTACGAGAAGCCCAGTCTAAAGCGCAAGAAAGCAAAGGCGGCTGCCCGTAAGCGGTGGTTAAAACAACAAGAAAAAAATACCAATAGATAGCTTGACAAACAGTACCGTATGTATTATATTAGTATTACGATAAGAACTGCCACTCAATGCGCAAAAGCGTCAAGTGAGCATGATAAGAAATACAAATACAGAACTACGGGTTGCTACGAAATAAGCACGTGGTAGGCAATGGTTAGCCTACCGACACATAAATAACAGTGGATGCCAATTATGGGTCCGCAAATTAACATCTTGCTTAACAAAGGAGATATAAGATGAATAGATTAACAACGATTGACTTAAATAAACTCACCCCCCACAGTGTTGGACTAGAAAGAATGTTTAACGACATGTTTAGATATGTTGAACATCCGCAAAACGCTGGATACCCACCATATAATATTGTGCAGGACGGTGAACGTTTCCAAATTGAAATGGCCCTTGCTGGTGTACAAATGGATGACGTTAATATTGAAGTCGCTGATGGAGTATTAACCGTTACTCATGACCCAGTAGAAATTACAGACAAACCTGAATCTGCTGTTAGATGGGTGCACAAAGGTATTGCACAACGTAAGTTTGACCGTAGCTTTACCCTTGCAGATGATGTAGTGGTACAGGGTGCGAGGATGGAAAACGGCATGTTATACATAGAACTTGAGCGTATCATCCCAGAAGAAAAGAAACCTAGGAAAATAGAAATTTCATACGCAGGTTAATACAACAAATATAAAAGGGGTGGTAACCTACCCCTTTTTACTCTCAACAATTTAGTATAGTTTAGGTAAAGTAATGAGCACAGAATTAGCATCGAAGATTGATACAACGTTTATATTTAAACGGCCTAAAAAGTACAAAGTCATTTTGATGAATGATGATTTAACTCCCATGGAGTTTGTAATTGAAATACTTATTGGTATTTTCAACAAAAGTTCAACCGAGGCACAAGAGATTACGTATGCAGTGCACCATAATGGTTCGGGCATTGCTGGTATATTCAATTATGAAGTAGCAGAGCAGAAAGCTCATGAAGCTACTAATATTAGCAGAAACGCAGGTTTTCCGCTATCACTTAAATTAGAAGAAGAATAAAATGAGAATTGAAAACGAAATCCTTTTGGACTACAGCGATGTCTTGATTCGTCCAAAGCGTAGCACATTAGGTTCACGCAAAGAAGTAAATTTAGAACGTGAATTTATGTTCCGCAACTATAATAACCAAGACGTTATGGTTGGAGAATATGATTGGAAAGGTGTTCCAATTATGGCAAGTAACATGGATGGTGTTGGTACATTTGAAATGGCAGACAAACTTGCTGAAGGACACATCTTTACGTGTCTAGTTAAAACATATAGTGAAAAAGATTTAATCAAATACTTTACATCTGATTTACCTGAGCGTAGTGACTTTGTTGCTATGAGTATCGGTATTCAGGACCGTGACTTAAACAAATTTGAACAAGTATATGCGGAGTGTAAAGAAAATTTAAAATACGTTTGTATTGATGTAGCAAACGGATATAGTCAACGTTTTGTGGAGTTTGTGGGAGAATTTAAATTCCGCTTCCCCAAAGTAGTAATTATAGCAGGTAACGTAGTTACCGCAGATCAAACACAGGAGTTAATACTAAATGGAGCAGATATTGTTAAAGTGGGCATTGGTCCCGGGTCTGTTTGCACTACTAGGATTCAAACTGGTGTGGGATACCCGCAACTATCTGCGGTCATCGAGTGCGCTGATGCAGCACACGGACTTGGTGGTCACATCATTGCTGACGGTGGGTGTACTTGCCCTGGAGATGTCGCTAAAGCCTTTGCAGCCGGCGCAGATTTTGTTATGCTTGGTGGCATGCTTGCTGGGCATAACGAAGGCGGTGGCGAAGTAATAACCAAATATTACGAGACAACTGAATTACAATACGAAGT